GCGCACTAGAGGAGGACGCAGTAGCCGAGGCCGAAGCGTACGCGCGAGAGGCAGCATCGTGAAGCGCCGCCTGCTCACGGTGACGGTCGAGGTGCCAGACTCTGCGCGAATGCTAGTCGCAGTCCGTCACCTACCCGGATGGGCTAGCGTGACGACGAATAACCTGCGGGATTACGCGCTTGCGTATCCTGACTGGGGGTACTTCGTGGCAGGCGAGCAGGCTAGCCGTTCGCTGCGGCCAGGGTCGAGACTAATGCAGTCGGCGGCGCTTGACCGTTGGTAGTAGTGCTGCTGCTGCTGCATTGGGGGAGTCGGACTAGCACCGGCTCCCCCTTTTTATTGGCGCAAGCTCGCAGCTCTGACCGCTTGTAATCCGCACCGGCTACGTGTACGGTTCGCCGTGCCAGTCAAACTATCGGAGGTAATGAGATGCCGGAATATCCCTACACGTGGCGCGAAGCGGAAGCGGACGCGCAGACAGCGGCGGCGGAAGCGTTTGCCTACGCGGTCAAGCAGGGCGACGACCTGGACAATGGCGCGGAGCATGACGCGGGGCATGAATGGGCGGACAGTAGTGAATGGGTTATCTATACCTATCGCGCACGGTGCCTATGGTTCGATAGCGCCGAGGTGCAGGATGCGGAGGGTCACGTGTTCGATTGTGGCATCGACGGAAACGCGGACATTGACCGGCGCGTCACGTTGTGCGTGTTCCATGCGTTGGCCGATGCGTTCGCGGAGAAGTGGCACGAACTAGCGGAGGCGCACGCGGACGCGCAGGAGGTGACGGCATGACCACGCAACCGTTTACCGAATGGCTCGCCGGGATCGTCGCCGATGATGACCCGGCCAGGGGCGGCGCCGGCATTCTCACGCTAGGCGATTGCCGCAAGTGCGAAGGGTTCGGCATTGTCGAGGATGTCGGCGCGTGGCATTCCCCGCAAGCGCCACGCCTAGCGCATTGCCCGAGCTGCGACGGCACGGGGAACGCGCCCGAGCCTGAGCTGTGTCCGTGCGCATTCTGTACCTGTGGCGATCCTGCCGCCGGGAAGGGGCTAGCATGATGCGCGACAACATCACCGGCCAAACGTCCGCACCTGACACGCACTATCGTGACCACACAGGCGGCGTATCATCGGAGATTGTCTACCCATCCGGCGCTATCCGCTGTTACGGCACCGACGCGGACGGCTACCTGGTAACCATGCAATATATGGGATACACGCGCCGCGAAGCGGTCGCCATGTTCCGCGCAGACATGGCAGGACATTGGCAACGGATCGCGAACACGCTGGCATGACTGACCTCATCGAGACACTGAAACTGACCGCGCTGATCGTAGGGCCGGCGATCCCCCTGGCCCTTCTCCTGTACCTGCCCGCTAAGCGATAGCGCCACCTCGACTAGCCCCGGCCCGCCAACATGGGGGCCGGGGCTTTGCATTGCCCTTGCGTTGGCGGTCCTGGTCTGTCAAAGTGCAGGCACGGCGAACGCGCCGCATTCCTAGACCTGAGGAGGTCACGCAATGCCCACCTATACAACGATCACAGAGAACCGCGACGGAACGTACAGCCTCACCCTCCACAACGCCGACGCACTCCGCCGCATTCAGACGATGTTCGACATTATCCGCGAGGACGACGACGACGCCGACGACGCTGAGCGCAACGCGACCGCCGCATACGCTGAGGATCTTTACCGCGTCATTGACGACGCGCTAACCCTCGCAGACCCGGCGGGAGAAACCTGCCCGAACTGCGAACCGCACCACGCCCCCTGCGCCGACTGCGCAGCACTAGCCCACTAGCACCACCCCACCCTGGCCCGTCCCGCTACCACCGGGGACGGGCTTTTTCGCGCCCTCGACCAGCGTCACAGCTGCTATTGCTCTGCTACACACACACGCACACCGCCCACCCCAAAATCACCCGTGAACCCCTGGAACCTACCCACCCCCACCCCTTGACCAGCGCCAGACGCGGTGGCACTCTTCCCGTACGGCACACCGCCGAACCCCACGCCTGAGGAGGCCCCCCATGTCCGAAATCATCGCCTACGCCCTCACCTTCCACCCCGACGATTCGAACCTCAGCCCCGACGATTGCTTCGACACGCAGACCTACGCCACACACGCCGACGCGCAAATCGCCGTAGCGGAGGACGCACGCGACACCGCCGCCATGCACGCCAACGCGGGAGAGCGCGCCGAATGGGCCGCCTACACACTCACCGCCTCCCACGCGCTACAGGATGCCCTAGACGGCAGCCCCCACGATTGCGCCTTCCCCGTACAAGTCCGCCACGGCGACAACCCGCGCCGGATCGGCCATTACATGATCACCCACATCCGCATCGGCGACCGCCTCCGCTGCGATGAGTGCGACGGCATCGGCATCGTCACCGACGCAGCCGACGACGGCCGCAACTACGTATGTGACTGCCCCGAATGCGGCGAGATCCTGCAGCACTCTCACTACCCCGCATAGCCCCGCACCACCCACCTAGCCCCGTCGCGCAACGTCAGGCGGCGGGGCTTTCCCATGCCCGAACACACACCACCACCGAACGCCCTTCCGTCGCGTGCCGGTAGCAGGCTCCGCGCGTGGCGGCGAGGTGCCGACCCTCTGCCTGTCATCGCCGCGCATCGCACGGCCGGAGATCCACGAGCTTCGCGCGACCAACCCCCCCGAAACGCGCGCGCGTGCTAGGTACGGAGGTCTGGTTTTGTTGTGGGTATGTTTGCTTATGAGGCTTGTTGATGGTTGTTTTTTGATGATTCTTTCAGCAGGACTGTGGTGCGCGTGCCGTGTGGTTTTGCTCCCCCCCCTTTCCCCCCCCTCACTTGGGGGTGAACCGCGTGTGGTTCGGGGTTGTGCAGCTTGTCTGTTCGCTGCTGGCAGCCTGATCGTGTGTGAGGAGAGTCATGGCTGCGCCGATGCCCCTCTGACGGGCGAGTCTCCGCTGTTGAGGCGGATCAGTCTTAGTGTATCATGTTGGTGTTGGCGGGTTGGGGGTTGATTGTTTTGTTGAACGATACGCATTATTCGAGTTGGATTATTCGTTGGGGGGTGTCTCTTGTGGGGGACGTTTGTCTCCTGGTGGGGACGCTTGTTGGTTTTGGTTGGTGTGGCGAGTGGTGTGTTTGGGGTGGGGGTTTTCGATGACTAAGCGTGTGGATTTGCATGAGCAGCGTGAGCAGGCGGTGGAGCGTTTTGGCTTGTCTTCTGATGCTTTTCTGGTGAAGCAGTATCGGCCTAGTGTGACGATGGCCGAGTTGAGTGATGAGCATATGAGTGAGGCTATTGAGATGGCGGGTCTTGGCGCGTTCGAGTCGGCTATTGCGAGGGTGCTTGGTGTGCCGGAGAATGTGTTTATGAGTGCGCTTCGTAAGGGTAAGGTTGGTGAGGAGAAGCGTTTTATCGAGTTTTCTAAGGCGTTTTATGAGGCGCGTAAGAAGCATTTGAAGCGGAATCTTCGTGTGATGAATGAGGCGGTGGAGGAGGGGGATTGGAAGCCGGCGGCGTGGCAGTTGGAGAGGTCGTTTGGTTTTGCGAAGCAGGAGGTGGTTGAGCATGATGTTGCGCCTGAGGCGTTCTCGTTGATGCAGCTTGCTCAGATTCCTGTGGCGGATGCTCGCGCGATTATCGAGGCCGAAGCTGTTGAAGTAGATGAGTAGTACCGAGGTTAGTGTTGATGCTGCTCGTATCCGAGCGAAGATGGCTGACCCGGTGTGGAAGGCTAAGAATCTTTTTGGTTTTGATCCGTGGAGTAAGCAGACGGAGATCCTGCGCGCGCTTCGTAAGCACAAGCGCGTAGCTGTTCGTTCTTGTCATGGTGTTGGTAAGACTGCGGTTGCTGCTACTGCTGTCTTAGATTTTATGACGGAAGGGCCGTGTCGCGTAATTACGACTGCGCCTACGTGGAGTCAGGTTGAGCAACTGTTGTGGCGCGAGATCGCTGTTCGGCATTCTAAGATTCCTGGTGGTAAGGATGCGTTTGGCAAGATGTTCAAGTCGAGCCTTGAGGTTAGGTCGGATTGGTTCGCGATGGGCCTCTCGACGGATAAGCCGGAGCGTTTTCAGGGTCATCACGCTCCTCGTATGATGCTTGTCGTTGATGAGGCTAGTGGTATTGACGAGGCTATCTACGAAGCTTCAGAAGGTTTCCTCACTGCGGACGAAGCGCGTGTCCTTCTGATTGGTAATCCGACGCGCCCGACTGGGACTTTTTATAAAGCCTTCCAGAAGGACTCTGGTTGGTATCAGGTGCATATGAGTGCGTTTGATGCGCCAGCGTTCACGGGTGAGAAGGTGTCCGAGGCGGCGCAGAAGGCTCTGATTACTCAAGAATGGGTGCAGGACGCGAAGCAACAGTGGGGCGAGGAGTCTGCTGCGTACAAGATTCGCGTCATGGGCGAGTTTTGTGAGACTACTGGTCGCCAATTCTTCCAATTTTTAGACAAATTAGAGCCGGTTGCGCCTAAGAAGCGTGGCTTTGTGCGGGGAATGCCTGTCCCTGGGGGTCGTATCGAGTTCTATGAGGACTCTAGAGGCGGAATGCGCTTATGGGAGACGCCCAAGGCCGGCGAACGCTACATTATTTTTGCTGACGTTGCTGGATCGGTGAGTTTTGACGAGTATGAGCGTCGAGAATCCCGCATTGGCACTGGTGCCGGGTCGGATTACAGCGTCGCGCAAGTTTTGCGGCGTGATAATGGTCATCAGGTCGCTGAGATTCGTTATCGCGCTGATGTTGACGAGTTCGCAGACGACTTGGCGCGCCTTGGCCGCTTGTATAACGATGCAATCATCGCTATCGAACGAAACGGGCCGGGAACAGCTGTCCTTACCCAGCTAAAGAACACGATGGGGTATCCGCATATCTGGCGACCACATAATCCGATTGGTGTGAAGGCGAAGTACGAGCAGACGCTTGGTTGGAACACGACGAGTGCGACTCGACCACTAATGCTTGCTGCTTTGCAAGCTGCGATTCGTGACGAGCCTGAGCGTTTGAAGAGTGATCTTCTTCGTGATGAGATTCGCACGTTTGTTTTTAGGGATCGGAATGGTAAGGAGCCGCGCCCCGAGGCGGACGAGGGTTGTCACGACGACTTGGTGATGGCTATGGGTGGTGCGCAAGCGGTGTGGCAGCAGGAGTGTACGACTCCTATTCGCCTTGCTGAGCGTAAGAAGCCTGAGCCGCAACCGAATCTTCAGAAGCGTGCGCCACGATTTGTAGTTGGTCGCGGCTGATCACAAGTTGCGGCTTGTATTTTTTGCGCTAATTACAAGATGCGACTTGTTGGATGCGGCTAGGAGAATCCGCGAGTGAGCGGGATGGGTTGGCATCTCCTAGCCGCTCGCGAACCGTAGCATGTATTATTCTCGCATGAGCGAGTATAAGCCCAGCTCTGGAATGCAATCAGCAGCGCGCCGAGGACTAGACCTTGTTAAGGGTGGGCGCGCCGGCGGAGGCTTCGAGCCTGCTACGGCTACTCGCGCGCGGAAGATCGCTAGTGGCGCACCATTGTCGCGTGATCATGTTATGCGGATGCACTCATTCTTTTCGCGTCACGCTGTTGATCGTAAGCCTAATTGGGGCGCGAAGGGTAAGGAGACTCCAGGGTATGTGGCGTGGCAGGCGTGGGGTGGGGATGCTGGTGCGGCGTGGGCTGCTCGGCAGGCTGCGAGCATTAAGCGTGTGGAGTCTGGTAAGTAGGGTATGATTCTTGTATGAGTGCAAAGTACGAGAAGCTTGTCGCGTCGCTTCGCGCGAAGGGCGCTGATGATCCTCGCGCGCTTGCGGCTAGCATTGGTCGTAAGAAGCTTGGTAAGGAAGAGTTTCAGCGTCGCGCTGCGGCGGGAAGGAGTGCGTCGTAATGATGGGCAAAAAGCCAAAGGGCGTTGTAATGAGTCCCGACCGGCAGTACGCAACCGGTACGCTAGGCAAGCAGCCGATCCGCGTAGTCGGCTCTAAGGAAGATAAAAAGAATATGCTCAAGAATGCTTTCAAGAAAATTGCGTCCAAGAGTAAGTAATGGACGCTCTCGACAAACTCAAGAAGAAGAACGCTCCCCAAGTCAGCGTCGCCCTCATGCGCATGAAGCCCATGTCGCGCAAAGAAGCAGTAACAGACTCCATGTCGTATCGCGACGACGAAAGCAACATGGAAGAAAACAAGGAAATGGTGGAAGACAAGGAAGAGTATGGTTCCGAGTCTTGCCCCAAGTGCGCCGAGTATCAGATGCTAATCGGAGAAGCCATCACCATGTACATGCGAAACAAGGATAAGGAGGAAGCATCAGACTCCGAGATGGAGTAGGTGCTACAATAATCGCATGGCAGTAGATCCGAGCATGATGGGCGCACCTCCAATGATGCCGCCCGTACCAATGAGCGCACCCCCCGCACCCGGCGGCCCGATTCCTCCCGCAGTTGCGGCCCTTCCCGGCATGAGCCAGCTCGCGCAGGCACAGACGATGCAGATGATGGATCAGCAGCGTCAGATGGCGATGATGCAGGAAGAGATGCAGAAGCAGATGATGATGCTTATCTCTAGTCTGCCGACGCCGAATCCGGCTGGTGAGGCTGCTGTCTCGACTCCGATGAGTCCGATGATGAGTGGCGTTGGCGCTCCTCTTGGTGGCGCTCCCGCTCCGATGGGTGGCTCGATGATGGGGGGCGCACCGGA